CTACTTCGCCGTCCGCGCCTCGCACGCGCGCAGCTGCGCCTGCGCCTGGGCCGCCGTCACCTGGGCGTTGAGCACGAGCAAGACCGTTTGGCTGGTGAGCTGCCAGGCGCAGAACAGCCCGACGAGCGAGGCCGAGATGGCGGTGATGATCGACAACCCCTTGCTCACGCGATGGTCCTTTCAGTTGGTGCAGTCGGTCGAGGTGGAGCTATAGATCAGCTCCTTGGTGGCGGTGTCGTAACACACCACTTTCTTGCCGCCCGCGCTGCCAGTCGCCATGGCAGGGATGTAGACGTTGCCGCCATTGGCGATCTGCAGCAGCGCCGCACTGTTGGCGCTGTTCATGACCTCGAAGTAGCCGCTTCCCCCGATACCGGACCGGATGTGCTTGTTCGGGTTCGACCCCGTGCCGACGAGCTTGAGCGTCGCCGTGCCGCCAGCCCCGCCGTTCCAGCTCAGCGTGAGCACACCCGTCCCATCGGATGCCGTGAGGATGACGGGGTTCGCGCCGCCGCCCCATCCCATGCTGGTGTCGTTCTTCAAGAGGATCGCCGGCCCCGTGAGGGTCGCGCTCAGCAGGTTGATGGCGTTCTGGTAGGTGCCCTTGAGCAGCAGACTGGACGTCGCCGTGGTCGCATCGGCAAAGCACGCGACCGTGGGCCCGCGGCCGGCGCCCATGCACGTGTATCCGTACTGAAACCGGCTGATGTTCGCCGTGGGGTCCGAGGCGCCCATCACGATGCCGATGCCGTTCTTGTGCGTCGTGCCGCCCGTGCTGAACAGGTAGATCCCGGCGCAGTCGGCGCCCTGGTAGTTCACGTCCTCGACGTTGCAGTCGACCGAGGTGTAGTTCTCCGTCGCCAGCTCGAGGGCATGGATGAGCGAGTTGGTGGACACGTCCCGCCGCGCCGCGAAGAAGCCGGCGATCGACTGCTTGCTGCCGGTGCTCGGCGCCACCTTGAGCTGCGCGTGCGCGTAGACCGCGGCAAAGTCAGCCTGTCCACCGGGCGGGGACACGGTGTCTCCCGTGGTCGCGTCGTTCTGGCCTCCGAAGAACGCGGCGACCGGCTGCACCTGGTTCGCCGTCGTGCCATTCACGACCACCTGGAGCCCAGAGGCGCAGTCGGGAGAGAACCCGGACCCCCCGTCACACGCCGACGCCGACTGATTCACGATGCGAAAGAACGACGCCATCGGGCCGATGGTGGTGTCCGGCGCGCCGTTCGTCCCTCGGGACATCACCGCGTTGAGCGTCGCGTGCCCGTTGATCGCCAGGTCGATGCCGCTCACCTGGCTCGCCAGCACGTTGGGCCCCGTCCAGTAGGCGAACCCGCTGGCCGTCCCGCTCCCGCTGAAACTGGCCAGGAGGGCCGGCGACGACTGCTGTCGGTCCAGCCAGGCGGCCACGCCGCGCGCCGTGATCGTGTTCGCGGCGTTCGCCGTGCCCCATTGCGCCGTCACGGTGAAGTTCTGGCTCACCGTGAGGTCCACCGCGGCGCCCGTGCCCGCGGCCGTGTTGCCGGTGGTGGACGAGACGGTCGCCAGCCCACCCGCGCGGCCGAGGGCCCCGGAGGCGCCGATCGCGGTCACGGTCCAGCAGGCCGTGATCGACCAGGGCTCGTTGCTCGCGCTGGTGACGGTCGTCGCCGCGAGCTGGGTCGTGGTGCTGGTGGGCGTCTTGATGCGCAGCGTGAGCGTGGGCGTCCCGGTGGTGCTGTACGTCCCCCCAGCCGAGACGCACAGCACGGCGCCGAGCTGGTTCAGATCGCCGGCCGCGACGGTCACCGTCCCGGTGCTGAACGTGGTCTCCGTCGTGGTGTTCGCGATGGCGGCCGACGCCGCGCTCGCGCTGTAGTACACGGTGTTCGTGGGAGGCACCGCGAGCGCGAGCTGCTGCTCCTGGAGCTGCTGCACCATCATGGTGAGCTTGTCGAGATTCTGCTCCAGCGTCTCGGCCGGCAGCGGGCCGCCCTGCACGTAGTCGGTGGTCTGCGTGAACGGGACGCGGCGCGAGAACACGATGGCCTGGCCGGTCGGCGGCGCCACGAGGAAGGTGATGTTGCCTCCTGTGGGCGAGCCCACCCCCGACACCGTGTAGTCCGTGGTGAGGGACTTCACCACGTTGTTGACCATCACCTGGATGTGGGAGTTGGCCAGGATGCGGAAGGTGTACGGGTAGACCGTGGTGGCGCCGTTCCCGGTGTAGTCGTTGCGGGCGGTGGTCGTTGTCACCGTGGCGCTGGCCACCAGCGTCAGCCACGACAGGAGCAGGGCCCACACGAGGGCTGCGGTCAGTCGCTTCATTGGCTACCTCCCGAGTGTGTCCATGAGCTGCTGGACGGCGCCGGCCGGCTGGTCGCTCGGCGTGAGCCGGAAGCGCCGCTCCTCCATCCGCCGCCGGATCTTCGCCTCCAGCTCGGGGTTCTCCTGGCGCAGCCGCGCCCGGGCGCTCTCCACGTAGGCGTGGTAGACGTTGCGCAGCAGGAGCGCCTTGCCGCCGTCCTGGCCATCGCCCTGCCGCTGGTAGTTCGGCGACGCGATCAGGTCGCCGAGGGCCTGGTGCAGCGTTCTCCCGCCGGCGCCCGGCTCCTGCGTCATCAGGACGATGAGCCGGTCGTACTCCCGCTTGTTCAGGTCGATCCCCTGCCCCGCGCTCGGCTCCTCCATCGGGATCGGTGCGGTGGTTGGCGCCCGGCCGGCGACGTAGGGCCGCGGGGCCCGGATGCCGGCGCCGTCGAGTCGGAGGATCTCGAGCAGCACCGGGTCCGTCGTTTTCTCGCGCGTGAAGCCACCGTGCGGCAGGGGCTCGCCCGTGATGACGTTCCGCCGGGGCACCAGCGTCTCGCTGAGCCCGGGGATCTTCGCCTGGAACTCCTCAAGGAGCGTCTCGGTCTCGCGCATCGCCGGGTCGTAGATCCGCTCGGCCTGGCCGACGATGGCGGGCACCCACGACGCGAGCTGGCGCTGGAGGGTCTTGAGCGCCGCGTTCGTGTCCGGCTCCTGCACGGCGTCGAGGAAGCGGCCGACCGATTCGAGGTACTGCTTGCTGGCCAGGTTCCGGGTGGCACTCAGGGTCACGGCCGTCACAAGCTGGCCGAGCCGGGTCTCGACGTCCTCGACGTCGGGGAGCTTGCGCATCAGGGTCACGGTATCCGCGACCGTGGCCACGATCGAGGAGATGGGTTCGAGGTTGTCGTACGAGTAGTAGCGCCGGCTGGCGGGGTTGTAGATGCTCTTCCACTGGACGCCGGCCTCTTCGGCGCGGCGCCGCTCTCCGGCGTCCTTGGGCGGATTTCCCGTGATGAGATCCTGGAGCACCGCGTAGCTGACCGCCGTGGCGATCGCCGCGCCCGTGCCGAGCTTGGCCATGGCCAGCTCGCGCCGCGCGCCGCCGGCCTGGAGGTCGCCCCAGAACTGCGACGTGATGAGGTTGAGCACCGGCGTCCGCACGGCCGCGTACTCGGCCAGCCGCAGCGGCGTGCGGAAGAACGGCAGCATGGTCATCTTGAGCAGCGGATGCGAGAGGCCGCGCTGGAGGCTCGCCATGCGCCCCTCGAAGTCGCGCGAGAAGGTCTGCTCCCTGGCGAAGTCCCACGCCTGGGTCATCAGCCACTCGGGCGGGTCGCGCCACAGCTCGGCGATGCGTGCGGCCTTGGCCTCGCCCGTGAGCCCCTCGAACTCGGCGTGCCGGAGCGCGAGCGCCTTGCGCTCCATGGAGAAGCTCAACGCCTTGAAGAAGGTGTCGGTGATCTCCAGCCCGCGCAGCGGGGCGCGCACGACGGAGCCCAGCCCGTTGACGAAGCCGCCCCACGGCGTCGCCGGGTCCATGCCGAACCGCTCGGCGGTGATCGCCGGCTCGCGGAAGGGCGTGTCCAGCTTCGTCACGTTGGCCTCGGCGCTGCGCGCGGCGCGGTAGGCCAGCCGCAGCGAGTCACGCAGCGTCTCCAACCCGGCCACGGCCATCTGGCCGGCCTCGCCGAGGGCGACGTGGGCCTTGCTCGGCGCGGCGAAGGGATTGAACGCGGCGCCGACGCCGGCTGCCTGGCGCTCGGCCAGGGCCGTCACGGTGGCGAGCGTGTTTCCCACCGTGTTGCGGAGCTGGGTCAGCGGGTTCGAGAGCAGGAAGCCGTAGTACAGCTCCATCAGCGCGTCCGGCAGCGCCGACCACGCGCGCGCGAAGCGGCCCACCTGCTCGGGGCCGTGCTCGGCGGCCAGATCGAGCACGATGTCGACCAGGCGCGCATCCCGCGGCGCCTGCGCGGCCACCTCGGCGAGTCGCTCCGGGCTGATCTTGAGCGGCACGTCCCCGGACACCGTCATCCCGAGCGCGTTGAGCGCCCGCCCCTGCTCCGTCATGACCGCGTGGGTATTGGCCACCATGCGGCCGGAGAGCGCCACGGCGGCGTGCAGGTCGTCGATGGAGGCGCGGCCGGCCTTCACCTCGCCGGCGATCCGCACGGCGCGGTTCGCTGAGGCGATGGTGAGCATGCGCGCGGCCGCGGCCTGCTCGGCGTTGAGGATCGTGCCGGGCTCGAAGTCGAGCACCTTCTGTGCGCGGAAGCGGCCGCCCTTGATGAGCCGGAGCGCCGCGGCCTCCGTCTCGGCGCGTGGCCGGACGCCCCGCGCCTGCGCCTCGACCTCCTTGGCCAGCGCCGATTCCTGGGTGATCTCGCTGAGGAAGGTCTTGACCTTCTCGCTGGCCTCGATCCACCGGAGGTTGGGAATCAGGATCACGTTGAACGTGGGACCGGGTTCCCCGACCGGGCCGCGCTGCTTGAGGCGTTCCACGAAGGTCCGCGCGAGCTGGCGCGAGAGGATCGCGCCGAGCCCCATCCCCAGGAGCCCGTTCTGGATGCGCTCCTCCGGCGTGTCGCCCGTGCTGCCGCCGATGAGCGCCCCCACGGCCATGCGCGCGAGCAGCTCGACGTTGGCGCTCCCCTGCTCGCCGAGGTAGCGCGCCGTCTGCTGGTTCGCGTAGTCGATGATCGGTCCGGCCTTCTCCGGGCTCGCCTTGCCATCGAGGACGCGCTCGATGTCGGCGGCCAGCCGATCGGCCCCGGCCCGCGTCCGCGGATAGCCGAGCTGGTCGATGTAGTCGGGGTAGGTCGAGGGCTCGGCGATCGTGCGCGTGACCTTTCCCTTGCCCTCGATGCGCTCCGTGATTGGAATACGCCGGCCGGCCCGGGCCTCGCGTAGCTCGGTGACCATGAGGCCGAGCACGTCGATGGTGGCGGGGTTGACGCCCGGGAGCTGGAGGGCTGCCGCGTAGGCCTCCTCGGTGAAGCGTGTGGCGGCCGCCTGCTGCTCCTGGCGCGCCATGGTCGTGAAGAAGTCGCCGGCCTCGGCCAGCTCGGCGTCGATCGGCGACGGACCAGCCTCCTCGGGCTTCTCCGTGGCGCGACGCAGCCACTCGGCGTCCTCGGCCTGGCGGCGCAGGGCCAGGTCGCGGCGCGCCGCCTCGGTCCGCACGGACGCGGCGCGGCGCTCCCACTGCGCCATGACGTCGATGACGGCCTGCTCGGCCTGGTCGGCGACGTCGCGCAGCTCAGGCGGGTAGCGTTCGGCGAGGATCTCGGCGCGCGTGCGCAGTGGGCCGGCCGGGGTCTCCAGCGTGCCCGTGGCAGGCGCCTCGCCCTGCGCACGCGCTGGCTCACCAAGCGGCGTCTTGCCGAGCGCCCGTTCGCGCTCGCGGCCGGTCATCGTGGGCTCGCCCGCCGGCGGGAGCGGCCGGCCCTGCGGGTCGACCAGCTCCCCCGCCTGGAGCTCCGGGGGGCGGCCCTCGACGCGCGCGGGCTCCCCTTCGGCCTCGCGCCGTGGGAACCGCTCGCGGAGCACCTCGGCCCGCTGGGCGGTGGCCGCCGCCTGCTCCTCGACCGCGCGCATGAGACGCTCGAGCTTGCCCTCGCGCCGGAGCCGGTCGAGCACGATCCATCGCTCCGTGGGGGTCAGCTCGCGGGGTGCCACCGTCCCGGGCTGCGGGATCGGTCCGCGGACGGTCGGCGGCGTGGTCTCCCCGATGGCCGGGAGCGCCTTGCGCTCCAGGGTGCCCCCTGGAAGCGCTCGGGGCGATTCTGCGGGTACTGCTCTCCCCCGGGCCTCTCCACGGCCCGCCACGGCCCTGTGGGCGCCCCCCAGGAACAGGAGACCGCCCACAATGTCGAGCACCTCGCGCCCGGTCATGGGGGTCCGGTCCCCGAAGGGCGCCTCCGGCGTCGCCCCGCCCATGCTCATGCGGATGAACGCCGACACGTTCGGGTCCAGGAACGGCACATCCAGCGCGCCCGGGGCCATGGTGTCGACGCCGGCGCCGATCGTACCCGTGGCGGCCGCCGCCGGCGAGAGGACCACCTGGAACAGTCCATCCACGACGCGCTTCACGCCGTGCATCCGGGCGCTCCACTCATCCAGCGCGAGCGGCGTGCGCGTGACGGGCACGGCCGACGTCACGGTGATGAGCCCCTCCATGATGTTGCGCGTGCCCTCGGCGAGCGACTCGGCACCGCGCCACAGCCCCGTTCCGATGGCGCCGGCGGCGGTGCGGAGTGTCGCCGTCGCCGTGCGCGCCATCTGCCCGGCCGCCTGGCCGGCCTTCTGGCCGAAGGTGGGCGATGGCGGGCCAAAGGGCTCCTTGTACTGGACCGTGGTCGCCTGCTGCTCCTGCGGCGCGGCCACCTGCTGCGCGACCCAGGCGTCCAGCTCGCGGCGTCGCCGGGCCTCGCGCTCGGTGAGCACCTGCGCGTCGTTCACGGGGCCCGCTTCACCTTCGACAGCGCCTCGAGCTGGCCCACCTCGCGCGAGAGGATGTCCAGGTCGCGGAAGCGGTCGACGAGCCGGTAGTACGCCTGCTCGCTCAGGCGCGGCCGGGCGCGCGCCAGCTCGGCCGCGTTCTGGAAGCCCGCGGCAGCGATCTCGCGGCGGATGGCCTCGAGGCGATTGCGGGCCGCGTCCGACACGCGCGCCACGTACGTGAGCCGGTTCGCCTCGTACCAGTCGAGCGGGTGCTGGCTGCCGCCCATCGCGGCCGAAGCCCGCGTGAGATCCCGCAGCGCGTCGGCCAGCGCGATCTGGCCGTCCTGGCTCAAGGGCTCGAAGGGCGAGCGCGTGCGCAGGTCGTTGGCGAGGAGCTGCTCGGCCTGGCTGTGCGCGGCGTTCAGATCGGAGCGGCGCCGGGTCTCCGCGCGTTCGGCCAGGGCCTCGGCGCGGCGCTCCGCACGCTCCGATTGCGCATCGGCCCGGAGCGCGTCGGACCGGGCCCTCGCTTCGAGATGGCCGAGCCACTTTTCGGCCTCGCCCTTGTAGGGGAGCCGGCCGTCCGCGATGAGCTGCTCCACCTTGCGCTGCATCGCGCGCGGGTCGGTGCCGATGCGGTACACCTCGACGCCGAGCCGACGGACCAGCGCCGGGTCCGCCTTGGGCTCTTCCTCGGCCGCCTTCTTCAAGAGCGTGACGAAGTGCTCGTACTTCTCCGGGGTGAGCAGCCGCAGCTCGGCCGCGTCGTCGAGCCACTCGACGGTGAGCGCGCCCCGGTCGAAGAGCTGGCGCGCGCGGATGTTGGCCTCGTCCTGCTGCTGCCGGAGCTGGTGCTCGTAGGTCCGCTCGGCCCTGGCCTGGAGCCGGTCGGCCTCGCGCTGGCGGGCCTCGATGCGCCGGGACGCGCCCTCCACGAGCGCCTCGCGCCGGGTGGGGTCCATGCCCTCGTAGAATGCGCCCCCTTCCACCTCGCGGATGAAGGACTCGGGGTCCAGGGTGGCGTGGCGGCGCGCCCGCTCCGCGAAGAACCCCTCGCGGGTCTTGATGAGCAGGGCCTCGGTCTTCTGGTTGCCGAGGATCGGCCGGCGGGCCTCGATCGCCGCGACGGCCTCGCGGTACTGGCGCACGAACTCGTCGGCGTTGCCGATCGGGGCCAGCCCCGCGAGCTGGGCGCGCTGGTCGAGCGTGCGCGTGAGCGACGCCTCGTTGGCGTCCACGAAGAGCTTGTCCGCGTGGTGCGTGGCGTCGATCTGCTTGCCGGCCAGGTAGGGCGTGAGCTTCTTCGTCAGGATCGCGCTGGCAGGACCCGATGCGTTGGCCAGGATCTCGTCGCGGAGGCGCTGGACGCCCTCCTGGTACTGCTCCAGGTACGCCGTGGGGTCCTGCTGCGTCCGCCGCAGGCCGGTGTCGAACTCGGCCAGGCCCACCTCGAAGCGGGCCAGGCGCTCGGCCGCGTCGCTCTCGGCGGCGATCTTCTCTTGCTCGGCCTGGAGGCGCTGGCGGGCGTCGAGCGCGCGCACGGCGACGTTGGCCACATCACTGAGGCCCGAGGCGATCGTGCCGGCGGGATTGATGGCCCGCGCCTGGCCCGCAGGGATGCCCGCGGGGATGCCGGCGCCGGAAACGATCTGGGGGATTTTCACGTCAGAACCGCTCGCCCCGGCGGTACGCCTGATAGGCCGGGCTCTGGAGCGCCGCGAAGTCGCCAGGCCGATTCATCCCGTAGTACGCCCGGTAGCCGATGCTCGCCCCCGAGCTGAGCAGCGAGATCCCGGCGCCGATCTGGCCCGCCTGCGCGGCCTGGGCGCCCTGCGTGCGCGCCAGCGTGGCCTGGTTGCCGTAGCCCGTGGCGGCCAGCTCGCCCGCATACCGGATGCGCTGGGCCTCCAGCTCGGCCTGGGCGGCGTTGTCCATGAGCACGAGCAGGGGTGAGCCTTCCTCCTGGCTCACGCCCGAGGCGCCGTAGGCGGCCCGCGCGGCGGCCTGGATGCGCCGGGCCTTCTCGCGCGCGGCCTCCTCGTCCACGGCCGCCGAGGCGCGGGCGGCCTGGGCCTGCTGCTCGGCGACATCCGCGTTGTACTCCCCGGCCGCCTGCTGGGCCTGGCCACTGGCGTAGATGCTGTAGGCGGTCCCCGCAGCGGCCACGGCCGCGGCCACGAGCAGCGCCGTCTCCACGCCGGTTGAGCAGAGGCCCGGGCGGGCGGGCTCGGCGTCGGGTTCCCAGGGATGGGCTACGCGCATCTCCCCCTCGTTTCACGTGGAACATCGTCAACGATAGAGGAATTATACGGGAAGAATGCCCACTTGCAGAACGCCTCGCCCCGCGGCCCGTACTGCGGCATCCGGCTTTCCTTCTCGAAGCCGAGCCAGCGCATGAGGCGCTCCCCGGCCTCCCACCCCTCCAGCACGTCGGCCTCCAGGCGCCGGAGCCCGCGCGCGGCCTCGGGCAGCAGCCGGCGCACGAGCCGCGCCGCGACGAGCGGGTGATTCTCTCGCCCCTCCGGGGTCATCACGAGCCACGCCACGCCGCAGCCGATCCAGTTGATGACGACGCCGGCGCACCCGAGCACGCGGCCGTCGAACGTCGCCGTCCAGGCGGGGCCCTTGTGGCGGTAGAGGCGCCCCATCTCCTCCGGGTCGTTGACGAGCGCGGGCCCGCCGGCGGCGCGGATGGCCTCGTGGACGATCCCGTAGTCCTCGGGTGCGAAGGGGCGCACGACGTAGCCGGTCCTGGTAAGGACCGCGGCGCTCACCGGGGCTCCCATGGCGGCCGGCACTCGCCCGGAATGGCCATGGTCCCATAGATCGCGCGGAGCGCCGGACACGGGGGCGGCAATGGTGGCCGGCGCTCGGCGGGCAGCGACAGGAGCCAGTTCTGCACGGTGATGGCGTTCACGAGCCGATCCTGGTTCTGCGCGATCGCGGCGTGCGACGTCGCGTCGGCCGTCGCGTCCAGGTGAATCACGTAGAGGGCCAGGGCCAGGCCACCGAGCAGGAGGACGATCATGATGAGATTGAAGCCCTTGAGGTAGCCCCCGGCCCCCCCAGGGAGCTTGACGCCGATCTCGTCGCGGCCGTTGGCGTCCATCATGCGCCCGTCTGATACAACCCCGACACGTAGGAGACGGTCAGTGGCAAGGGCTGGTCCTGGCGAATGGTGATGCGCCCCTCGTTGTCGATGCCGAGCTTGGTTACCTTCTTGTCGCCCGTGAAGAGCGGCGGGGGCGTGTCCAGCGGGTCCGACGTCGAGCGAAAGGTCACCGCCTCGCCATTGACGGTCATGCCCAGGCTCTCGTGGAGGCGCACCAGGATCTCGCCCAGGCGCTTGTCGAGGGCCTGCTCGAGCTGGCCGGGCCGAACCGTGGTGAGGATGGACGAATAGTGGCTGCCCACTTCGAGCCTGACCGCGGTGGCGTCGAGGGTGATGGCGCCGCCGACGACGAGCTGCTGCGGGAACGCCACCCCATCCCCCTGCACGTCGACGATGTAGCCGTCGAGGTGGCCGAGCCCCGTGAGCGTGAACGGGCAGAGGGCCCAGGCACCCGAGGCCATGGGCGCCGTCGAGGGGAACGGCGCGATGATATCCGCCGTCACGTGGTCGGCATCCGTGAACGCGGTGATGGTGGCGATGCCGGTGCCCTGGAGATTGCGGATCTGCTTGCCGACGTCGCCCACGGCGAAGGGGCCCCCGCTGCCGACGAAGGTGACACCGATGCCCTCCACCGCGAGCGGCTGACAGGTTTTGCCGGTCACGGTGAAGTCGTAGGTCACGGCCGCGTCCACGTGGCGCCGGTCGTAGACGATGGTGGAGTCGTCCAGGTACTCCACGTAACGGCACACCGCGCCCCCAATATTGCGCCGGACGATGAGCCACACCTGCTCGCGGTCCTGGTCCGGGTGCGGGATGACGGCGACGGCCTCGACGCGGCCGTTCATGACCACGCGCGACCACGCGACCACGTTCTCGTAGCGGAGATAGGTGCAGGCCAGGAGCACGCCGTCCTCGCGCACCGCCCAGATCGTCGAGACAGGCTCCTCCTGGTAGGCCAGGTCGACGAGGCGCCGCGGGATCGTGACGGGCTCCCCGTCGGGCGGCGGGCCCGCGCCGCGCGTGAGGTGCCCGGCGAGCTGCAGCAGATCCGGCGCCCGATAGGCGTCCTCCTCGTAGCGGTACACCAGCTCGCGCAGGCGCCGGCCGCTGCGCGAGGGGAACAGGATGGCATTGCCCACCTTGACGGGCGCCACGAGCGGCGACGCGCCGTACCGCGCCTCGGGGAACGAGGACGGGGGATTGGAGGGCGTCAACGGCGTATCGTTCGCCGTCGTGATGGGGATCCCCACGCCGAGCGTCCCGGCGATGAGATCCTTGCCGGACGCGAGCCACACGATCTGGTTGACCTCGCGGGTGTTCAGGCTGAACTCCACCGCCTCGTCATCGAGTGAGCCCGCGGCGTAGTTCGTGTAGTCCCCCACCGCCGAGCCCCAGACGGTCGTCGGCTGCGCCAGCGTCCCCGCCCAGAACAGGCGATCGCCGGGGCCGAAGGACACCGCCGCGGGGAACCCGTTGAAGGACGACCACGCGGTCTCCTCCAGCAGCCAGGCTCCACCCTGCGCCGCCGTCGTGCCACTGAGGGCGGTGAGCACCTTGGCGTTCGCCACCGTCGTCGTGGTGATGCTCGTGATGAGGCACGTCCCGCCGTTGATGAAGACGAACTTGCCGACGTCGGTGGAGCGCCAGCCGGCGGCGCCGAGCGTCAGGGTGATGGTGGCGCCCACCGGGCCGGCCGCGCTCGGCGTGCAGGTCGTCACCGGCGAGTCGGTGAGCTTCCAGTCCGTCGCCGCGTTCGCCGCGAGGGTCACGAAGTTGTCGATGACATCGCCGGTCACCTGGGTCGAGCTGGTGAAGCCGGTGATGAGAGCCCGCGCCCCGGCGTTGGCGCCCGCCAGGATCGCGATGAAGCGCCCCACGTCGGAGGCCAGGAACTGTGCCGCGCTGGCCGTGAAGGTCACGCCGGTCCCGGTGGTGGCGCTCGGCGTGACGGTGGCCGAGGGGCGCTCGCCGTACTCCCGGCTCGGCGGCGTGCCGGCCTGGGTGGGCGGAAAGACCTTCAGCCGCCAGTCGGTGTCGCTGTAGCGCTCCAGCACGCGCGGCTGGTAGAAGGTGCACGCGATGTAGAGCACATCGGCGCTCTGCTCGAAGCGCAGGAGCGGCAGGTCCTCTTCCAGGTAGGGCGTGGGGATCTCGACGGTGCCCACGCGGGCGTTGTCCTTGTAGACCCAGATGTACCCCTCGCCGAAGAGCAGCATGTACACCTGGCTCTCGGAGAAGATGAAGGGCACGAGCTTGGCCGTCTCGCTCGGCGTCTTGGTGGCGCCGACAAAGCGCGTGCCCGGCCGGCGCTGGGCGGGGCCCGTCTCCCGCACCAGCATGTTTTCGAGGGTGCGGGCGCCGTTGTAGTACTGCTCCAGGTCGACGCGGCCTTCGAGTAGCGGGTCGATCTCGCCGCGGGACCACGAGGTGGTCGGGATGCGCCCGCGGGGCATGGGCCTACCGGACGATCAGCAGGTCATACGCGGCGCGCGGCGCGTAGCGGCCCTCCTGCCCGTCGATCGCCCTGGCGCGGCTGAGCGCGCGCTCGAACTTCTTCTCCCACAACTCGATGGCCGCGTCCGACTGGCGCAGCGGCCCGGCTAGCTTCGCGGTCAAAGCCGCCACGAGGGCCCGCTCGAACCACGGCGCGAACAGCACGGTGTCCGTGATCCGGCCGGCGTAGCGAATCTGGATGGCTGTGGCGTTGGTGACGAGCGTGCGGCCCTCCACCTGCCACAGCTCCGACCAGTTCCACGGGCCCCACCAGCCGGACACGGGCGAGCCCCACGTGCCGTCCTCGCTGGTGTCGAGCACGCGCAGGCAGTACGGGGGCTCCGTGGACTCGCCCCCGGGCGGGAGTTGGTAGGCGTAGGCGAAGCCGTAGAGGGGGATCGGATCGGCCGGCGCCGGCGGGTCGGCGATCTGCACGAGCCCTGCGCGGCGGATGGCGAAGTTCCAGGGGTGGTCGGCCAGGATCTCATCGCGCGTCGGCGCGTACAGCGTGCGGGCGGTGAGCGCCACGTCCGTCTCGTCGTCCAGGCTGACGAGGGGCGTCTGCCCGAGCTGCACGAGGACCTGGTTGACGATGGCGACCTCAGAGTCTGCCATGTCTCACGGACGGACCCGGCCAGGCGCACGGATCATGGGGCCTTGCCACTCGACGACGAAATCTCCGGCGGCGGTCGGCGTCAATGGCGACGTCGGACGCGGCCATCAGCGTCTCCGGGGCCGGAATGTGGGAATGTAGATGGCCAGCGCGAGCGCCGCCGGGGGTGTTTGCCCGGGGAGCGCGACCAGGACGCTCACCGCTCGAACCAGTCGAAGGTGTAGGCGTAGAGCCACGTCTGCGTCGCGGCCATGGCCACGACCGTCCGCAGACAGAGGCCGTCGCCCGCGTTCAGCACTACGGGCTCCCCGGCGTTCTCGGCGCTCCACTGCCACAGGAACCCGCCAGCCGACGACACGAAGAGCGGGACCAACGACATCGCCACGTACTCCGCAAACGCCACCCCGGTCACCGTCAGGGCCGCGTTGCTGTCGCGCACGTCGGTCATGTCCGTGCCCGAGCCCGTGCTCGCGTTTTTCCGGAGCGGTGTTCTCGCCGTACCTCCCGTGGGCGTCGCCGTCGTGAACTTCTGGAGCCCAAGCGTGCCCGCGACGCCGCCGGAGGCTCCCAACGTGGCCGGCGAGAACGCCACATACATCCGGGTGATGTACGCTCTGCGGGCGGACGCGGGATTGAACCGCATCGCCATGAGCGTCGTGTTCGCCGCGAGGGCCGCCGCGACGACCGCCGAGGTCGCCCCCGCGACGCTGTATCCCCCGCCGGCCGCTCCGTATTCCGTCAGACCTCGGCGGACATAGACATTCTTGTTGGCGTCGGTCTCCAGCTCGGCGCCACTGGTCGATCCGATGATCTTGATGGCCACCTAGATCCACGCCCAGTTGACGTGCCAGAGGCCGTAGGTCGACCCGAGCGTGCACGTCGCCACGATGTCGAACCCCACCCCTTCGACGATGTTCCCCGCCTCGACCTTGAGGGCCTCGATCATGTGCTCATCGCTGGTGTGGTCCACCGACGCCTCCGCGCGGACCCAGGCTTCCACGAGTGAGCCCGCGAGAATATCGTCCTGCCCGGTGATGGTCTTCCGGATGTCTCCGGGCTTCTGGGTCGCCGTGCCGAAGTCAATCGTGGTCGTCCCCGTCGCCACGGCGCCCCCGCCTACATACTCGCCACGCGGGCCTTGGCATCGTCAATCGCGCGCACCAAGGCATCGCGCTGGGCGGTGAGTTCCGCGATGTTCTCGCACAGGGTGGCGGCCTGTCGGTCATGCTCCGCACGCATGGCCGTGCGCGTGGTCTCCAGATCGTGGCTGGCTTGCGCGATGGCGCGCTCGGTCTGCGCGCGAGCCTCGACGCTCTGCTGCTCGAGCTGGCGTCGTTCGGCCGCGGCGGTGCGGCGGACGTCCGCAAGCTCCGCGGCCACGCGCTCCAGGTCCGCGCGGGCCGTGGCCAGCTGCGCCATCACCTCGGCCACGGACGCCTCGGCCTGGGCGCGCTGCTGGCGCGCGGTGGCCAGGGAGGACTCCAGCTCCACCGCCTCGCCAAGATGCCGCTCCAGCTCGACGAGGGGCCGGCCGATCTGGTGGCAGGCGCGCTGCACGTCTGCGAGCATCTGCGCGAGGTTCACGGGCGCCTCCCCACGAGGCGCACGGTCAGGGCTGTCGCCCCGTCGCCGGCCGAGACGCGCGGGCGGAACTGGCGCGCGGTGTCCAGGAGCTGCTTGTGGCGGTTGCCCGCGGCGTCGGTCAGCGTGGCCGCGACGTTCAGCACGTCATGGCAGGGTTGCGGGCTCGTCGGCGTGCCGGATTCGTTGGACTGCTCCAGCGTCACGGTGCCTCCAACACCCCACGTCCCGAACGCGCCCACACTCCAGTCGTAGCCCGGGGGCATCACGTAGTAAGCGCCATCGTCGCCGTTGAGGAGCCCCAGCCACTCGATGGTGATTCCGTCGTCTCCGGTGAAGACGGCGGCGCGGTCCCGCGTGGCCATCTCAGCCGTCCACCACCGAGATTTCGATGAGGTACTTGCGGGCCGCCTTCCAGAACGTGGCATCCGGCGTGGCGCCCTGGGTGAGCACGAGGTTGCCCGTCCCCCACACGTTCGGCTGGCCGCCGGGCTCGACCTCGGGGCCCTTGGCCGCGGCCTCGGGCTGGAGCGTGACGGACGTCCCGCCGATCGCGTTCACGATGAACCGCTTGCGTGCCCTCATGGCCTCTCCTTGCCCAGCGGGCGGCGGCCACCACGGACCGCCGCCCTGCTCTCCCCTGCGGGCCTGCGCCCGCGCCGAGTCAGTCGCCGACGACGTTGAGGTGCCCGGCGAACAGGATGCTCACCGCGAAGGCCGTGCCGACGTTGGTGATGCACACGTACTGATCGCGGGCGGCGACGTACTGCCCGCCCGCCGCCACGACGGTCGTATCGGCCTCGGGCAGATTGGTGACGCCGGTCGCCGCGGACAGCGACGTGGCGATGGCGTCGGCGTCGATCACGGCGCCGAGATCCCCGTTCGCCGCGATCTCGTAGGTGCCGATGTGGAAGGTGCCGGCGCCGCCGGCCCCGTGGAACTCCTGGCCTCCACCGAGGATGCGCTCGCCCTTGCGCAGTCGCCCGAGCACCCAGATGTCGCCGACGCCGTTGCCGGCGGCCGGCGTGGTGAAACTCCAGGACAGCACGCGCTCTTTGCCACCCCACTCGCTCGGGTTCAGGTTGCGCCCGGCGCGCTGCTTGGTGACCTCGTTGCCGTAGAAGGTCGCCATGGCTCCTCCTTACACGCTCTCGTCGATCTCGACGGCGACGACGTAGGCATCCTGGATGCGGACCGCGCCCATCGAGAGCTTGAGCACCATCTGCTGGTTGTTCCACTTGTGCGGGGCCGGCCCGGTCTCGATGCTCTTGTCGAGCCCCATGGCCACGCCGACGCCGCGCTTCTGCCAGGCGACGCAGGTGCGGATGTTGCCGGTCTTGGGCAGGATGGGGATGGTCTGGGCCTCGTCGATGAAGCCCGTCACCATCCGCCAGAAGAGGTTGCACCACTTCTGGTCCTGCGGGAATCCGCCCTCGGCCAGGGCCTTGATGGTGTTGAAGTTCGAGTCCGTGACCTGCGTGTTCTGGAGCAGGTCGGTCATGGCCTCGGCCGAATAGAACATGTACCGATCCTGCTGGGGCACGTTGGCCTTGTTGAACCGCTCGTTCACGTCGAGCACCTTGGCCACCGTGAGGCCGACGCTGCCGTGGGCGATCGTCTGGCTGCCCGGGAGCGCCTGGACGCCGGTCACCTCGCCGGCCTCGTCGACGGTGACCGCGTTGCCGAGCGCGGCGCTGATGCAGATGACGTCCTTCTCGCGGTTCTTGGCGGCGGCGAGCGTCTCCGTGATGGCCGGGTCGATGTCGGCCACCGTCTTGATGCGGTCGAAGTCGTCGATGAGGGCCGCCACGCCGCGGTCGACGAGCTGGGCCCGGCGCTTGGTCTGGCCGGGGTTGACGTAGGTCGTATCGCTGTCCCGCGTGATGGGGCTCATGCGGGCCGGGCCGATCATGTTGAACGGCCAGGTCTTGCCGATCACCCCATCCTTGAGGCGGTAGCTGCCGCGGGTGGCCTGCTCGAGCTGCTGCGCGAGCAGATCCACCTCGGCGTTGAGGGCGTGGACGAACCACGCTTCGTTGAAGATCATGGGCCTGGCTCCCGGTCATGGACTGCTGGTGCCTGTCCGTGACGGGGGGTTGTGGCCCATGGCCGGCCCCCTCGCGCCCTGGCGCGGCGCTCCTTCGGCGGGTGCCTACCCCGCCCTCACCACCGGCCCGCTGGCGCGGGGTTGTGGTGGAACCCGCAGCGATCCTATCGCATGTGATAGGAGCACGTCAACCGCGCCGCGCCGGCCCCGTGCCGTAGAGCTTCCTGAGCAGTCCCTCGTACCGCTCGCGCGCCTGGCGGTAGTTGGGGTGCTCCCGATCCATCGCCGGGTGCTTCGGGTCGTTCTCGATGGCCGCCACCTGGGCGCGGAGATCCTCGAGGCCATCGGCCGGCACCGTCTCGCCCTCGACGTAGCCGTGCTCGCTGAGCAGGTCGCCCAGGTGGGCGAACATGCGCAGCACGTCGGGGTTCCGGTCGAGCCCCGATGCCTGGAAGATCTTCGCGAGACGTCCCTCGCTGGCCTCGTTGTAGAAGGCGAAGGCGGTCTTGCCGGCCTGGACCTTGGCGTCGTAGTCGGCGCCCCACTCGCCTTCGAGGGCCTCCTGCTCCTTCACCCACTGGCCCACCATGCGCTGGGTCGCGCCCTTCTCGTAGGTGGCCAGCTCGGAGAGGAGCTGCGGCACGACGTCGGGCGGGATGCCCCAGCCGTGGGCCTTCGCGGTGAATCCCTCGACGGCCTTGGGATCCCACGTGACGCCCTCGATCGTGGGGAGCTTCACGGCCTCGCGGTACTTCGCGACGTCGGCCGGGATGCCGAGCTTCTCGCGGAACGCGGCGATCTCCTCGGGCTTGGCGTCCTTGCCGGGGATCTTCGTCACCGTCTGCCCGATGGTCTTGCGGGCCTCCAGGTAGGACTTGGCCAGCTCGTCACTCGTCTTGAAGCGCGCGAGCGTGGCGTCGCCCTTCAGGTCGTCAGACCAGCCCGCGCGCCAGTCCTGCGCGCCGGCGCTGGCTCCTGCGGCCGGCTTTCCGGCGCCGCCCGTGGCGCCCCCCTGTCCGCCCGGCGATCCCGCACCAGCGGCCCCGCCAGCGCCCGCGGCGCCGGCTCCTGCGTCCCCCTCTGCTCGTCGCACCATCAGCCATCGGTCGAGCCGCATCTCATCCCTCCTGGCTCACAGCGGATCTCACCTCGGGCGCCGGGGATCGCTGCCCCGCGCGCGCCCGGTTCATCGCGTTGTGGACGTCCGTCCAGACCGTGCGCCGCCCTTCGGCGCGGAACGTCGCGGCCGTGTCCACCATCGACGCCGACGCGGACACGGCCGAGAAGATCGAGCGGTAGGCGTAGCAGCTCTCCTCCAGCCAGGCCAGGACGCGCTTGCCCTGGTCGGTCGAGAACGTCAGCAGGATGTCGACGTCGAGCTGCTGCCGCCGGGCCACCGTCTCGCGGGCGGCCTGGTCGCGCTCGGCCTGGCGCTCGTCCCGGTCGTCGCCCCAGGGGTCGGCGCTCATCGCGTGGAGAGCATCCCGCCGACGATCACGATGGCCAGCCAGACGAGCACGACGAACACGGCGTACAGGGTCACCGGCAGGAGCGCCAGGAGCATCCACGGGCACCAGACGATGCCGAGGGCCAAGTAGAGCGCAGCCGGAACGATCATCACGCCGGCGTGCCCTCCTGCCCGGCCTGGCGGGCTTCGGCCAAGGCCTTCACGCCGGGGCCGGCTTTCCCGAGGGCCTCGGCGCCACCGGCGATGGTCTCCAGGAGCGCCGCTTGCTGCTGCTGCTGCGCGCGGTCCTGGCGGATGCGGGCGACGGCCTTCTCGTCGCGCAGGATGTTCGCCGGCATCCCCGCCACCTCGGCGACGACGCGGCCCTGCTCGTCGAAGTCGGCGATGTCCTGCGCCTGCGGGTAGAACGGCAGGACCGAGCCGAGCCAGCCGTTGAAGCGGTCGATCGCCACCAGGTCGTGCGACCGCTGGGCGCGCGCGAGCGGGCCCTCATACTCGATGTCGATGTCCACCGCGTCGCCGTAGACGGCCAGCTCCTCGGGCACGGGCGGGAGCGCCCCGTAGAAGGCCATCAGGGCGAAGTCGCGCTCCAGGATCGGCGCGTAGCCCTCGTCCTTGAGCCGGCCGAAGGTCGGGCCCAGGAGCCGCTGCATGAACTCGTAGCGAATCTGGACCTCGGTCGCCGTCATGCCCTTCCGCTCCTGGAGCTGGAGCAGGGACCAGTAGAAGGCTTCGCGGATGGACTCTTTCAGGTCGTCGACCGTGATCCACACCTGGCGATCGTTGCGCCCGATCTCCATGGCCGAGACGGCCTCGCCGACCGGGCCCTCGTAGTCCACGACGGTCACCCCGGCCGGCGTCAGGTCGGTCACGCCGAGCACGGCCTCGTGCTTCTGGAGCATCGGCGGGTCGACGACCTTGCTCATGTACTGGAGGTTCAGCTCCTTCATCCGGTTGAGCGTGCGGATGTCGGGCAAGGCGTTGTGGCCCGGGCCCCGGCCGTACACCTCGCCGCTCGTCTGGCTCCAGCGCGCGACCGCGAACGGGAACTGGCGATAGCCGCCCTCGGCCAGCACGATGCGCTCCCCGCTGGCGGCCGTCCCGCCCTGCGCGTCGCCCGCGCGCATGAGCACGTAGCAGGACGTGAACGGCATGCCGCGGGGCCCGAGGCTGCGGCGCCGCCGCTCCTGGCGCGGATAGACGGCGTGCAGGATCTCCGTGGGCTCGTAGGGGTTCTGCTCGGCCTGCTCGCGAAAACCCCGGTCGATCGCCACGGCGGCGCCCCAGGTCCGCAGCACCGTCCGGCGCGAGAGCGTGAAGGTCCGATAGAGCGTGTCGACGCGGCCGTCCCGTCCCTCGTCGATCGCGTAGGAGCCGATGGGCAGGGTCTTGTAGCGGAAGCCGCCGAAGCGGTTCAGGCCGCGCGGATCGCCGGGCTTGGCCTCGGTGAGCATGGCGCCCGTGCCGAACGTCACCAGGTCGTGATACCACTCGGCAATCTCGGTGTTCCAGTTGGCTTGCATCTTCGCGAGGTGGAGCCGGTCGGCGTCCTCCTCGAGCCACGCCTGGGCGCCGGGCAGGCGCTTCAATTCCTTCTGGCGCACCGTGAGGCTGAGCCACTTCTGGGTGACCGGGGTCATCCCGCCGTGGATCGACGCGGCCAGGAGGAAGGGCGCGCGGATGCCGGTCCCGTCGAACACGCGCGAGGTTTGCTTGGCCCCGGGCTCGTACGTGCGCGTGATGGTGCTCTTGTGGGGGCAGAGGTAGTCCGCGATCGTCTGCCACATCTCGCGGAAGGTGCCCTGCCGCTGGAGCAGCCGCTCCCAGTTGCGCGCCAGCTCGGCGGCGTCGGCGGTCGGCTCGGCCCCCCGGAGGATGGCGGGCATCAGATCCAGCCGACGATCACGGCCACGTAGAACGCCAGGGCCGCCAGCAGAGCGAGGGTTCCCACCGCGGTGCCGCTCACGCCGGGTAGTCCCCGCCGCCGAGCAGCGACGTCCGCCGCTCGCCCGAGAGCGCCTGGGCGGCCGGATCGGTCAGGATCGTGGCCGCTCGGCCACGACGGCGCTTCTGCGCGGCCCGCGCCGCGGCGGCGGCCTCGTCGGTCGCCTTCTTCGTCGCGGCCTCGTTCTGGACGGGCGCGGGCGGCGGCGGCTCGGGCTTGAGGGAGCTCGGGCTGCTCACACGGCCACCAAGCGACGGGCGCGCCGCGCCATCTCGGCCTGCATTACTTCGTCACGCTCGCCGGCTTGCGCGGCTTGTGGACGCCGCGGATGGTGCCCTTGTTCGCCGAGGCGTAGAACACGCGCTCGCCCTTCTTCGCGCCGTAGCCCTTCTTCATCTCGGCCAGGATGTGCTTGCCCTTCTCCGTCAACGGCACGGCTCGGCCCTCCTCTCCATCGCGGCGATCCGCTCGATGTGCTCCCACAAGCGCCGCGTGCAGATCCGGCAGCACATCACCATCGTCACGTTGACGTGGTGGGGGTGGCCATCGTCCGGCCGCTCGCGGGCACGGATCACGCGCGCCGGCGCTGCCATGCCCGCCTCAGCACGCTGACCTCCGCCAGCGTCAGCTCCGGCGCCTGCACGCGGAGCATGTCGGTCACGGGGCCCTCGGGCCTGACGATCACGACGCCCTCCTCGAAGCGGATCTCCTCGCGCTGTTCGAGCGGCGCCCAGGCCGGCGAGCGCAGGTCGAGGTAGCGGTTGGGCGAGACGGCGATCATCGGCGCAGCCACCGCGTGACGTCCGGCCAGAGCATCGCGCCGACGAAGATGAGCCCGAACACCAGGATGGCGACGCCGAGCCAGGACAGCACGACGTCGAGGACTCGCAGGACGACGAGCGGCGCCCAGAGCCCCATCAGGGCCGTGGCTCCCGGGGAACCGGCGCCGCGCAGGTCGCCGAGATCTCGAAGTCGTCGGGGTTCCGCGTGTCCGGTTGGATCGTGATCCGCGGATCGCGACAGCCCAGCGCCATCGCCGCCGCCCGGACGTGGTGCCGGATCGCGTCGAGCTGGTCTTTCGCCGCGCCCGGGACCACCAGCATGATGACCATGAGCAGGATGGGCATCGAGAGGGTCATCTACGCCTCGTCCGCTCCGGGGACTGCCGACGGCGGGGACCGAAAGAAGGCGCCCGCGGCCCGCTGATTCTGGGCGTCGCACGTGTCGCCTGTCCCGATGACGATGCTGTCCGCCCGCACGCGCGCGTCATCGACGCCGAGGGCCTCACGCGGGCGGCAGGCCGCGCACCACGACTCGTTGTGGCGGCGGGGGTCGAACGCGGGATCGCACCCCGGGCACGACGATCGGAAGTCCGGCCCTCCGGTGTCGGGCAGGGTGTCGACGATCATGCCTCGGGCTCCTTCGCAGGCCAGCACTCCTCGCAGCGGCCGTGTTCGAGCCGGTGCTTGAGCGCGTTGGCGGCCATCTCGGGCGTGACCTTCTTGGGGAGCTGGCCGTCCTTGCCCAGGTCGTTGTTGCCACACGACAGGCAGAGGTTCTTCGTGGTGCCCCCGATCGTGACCGGAACGATGATGTGGCCTTTGGGGAAGTCCTTCATGTGGTCACCACGCATTGCCGCCGATCCCTGACCCCGACTCGCCTCCGACGCCCGTGTCGCCCGACGATCCCGCGTCGCCGTCGCCATCGTCCCCGGCATTCCCCGGATCGCCGGGCGCGCCCGCGTTCCCGCCCTCGGGGCCATCGCCGCTCGGCGCACCCTCGCCTGACTCGCGGGCCGGCGGCGCGAAGAACTGCGGCTCGCCGACCGTCACGACGGCTTCGGCCTGCGGCGTATCCTCCGGGAGCGGCTGGGGCTGACGCGGCACGTAGGGCGATGTCTCGCGGCCGACCTTCGGCCTGGCACTCCCCCCGGTCACGGAGACGGGGGCCCCGAGCAGGGCATCGGCACCGCCGAGGATCGAGCTGTCACGCGGCATCTGGCATCCCCCCCTTGACGCGCTCGACGCGGATGCTGTCGAGGCTCGGGCCGACCACGTAGCTGGCCTGGATGCACGTCGGGCAGTACCGATGCGGAGGCGTGGCCAGCTCGCCGCAGCCCGGACACCGCGTCTGCGCGGGCGGGCGCGCCCCGGGCCCGGCTTCGCGGCCGGTCATGCCGCCACCACGCGGATCGTGCGCCCAAGGATCGCGCGCTCGATCGCCCGCCACGCGCGCCGCGCCTTGCTGCGCTCCGGGTGCGCCTCGCCCGTGGCCATGGTCTGCCCGTTGGGCGCGACCAGCCGCCAGCGGTGGCCGCCGGTGCGATCGCGGTAGAGCTGGAGGCGGTAGCACCGCGGGATCACGAGTGGGGCTGGTCCCCGTTCGGCTTGGCCTGCTGGCGCTGCATGTACCAGAAGCCGAACACCATGCTGACGGTGGACACGAACGCTTCGACGGGCACCGTGCCGATGATGGCCAGGTAGCAGAACGTCCCGGCCAGGCCGAGGGTCACGATGGGGCGGACGGCGCCGTTGAGCCGCTCGATCACTTCGCGGACGTCTCCGGCTCACACGCGATGGCCTGCACCTCGGGCGTGGCCCCCGTGACCAGGTTCAGGGCCTTGTAGCGGGTGCACCACTTCACGAACTCGCGCCAGCCCGCGTCGTCCAGCTCGCCCCGGGTCCGCGACGCCTGGACGTCGGCCACGGCCAGGGCGAAGGCGGGGCCGGTCAGGACCTTCACACCGTCGACGGCGAGCTTGACGGTCTCGATCGTGGCCTTGACCCGGGCGGGATCGGGCGGGGCCACTCCTGGCGCCGAGGCGCACCCGGCCACCAGGAGGATCGCGGCAAGCAGGCCGGTCATGGCGCTTGCACCGGGTCGATCGGCGAGGCCTGCGGCGGCGCGTCGATCGCCTGCACGTCGGCGATGAGCTGGTCGGTGAGCGTCCGCTCGTCGGCCACCGTCCGCACCTTGCCGTCGCGGATCGTCGCCACGAAGGCACGGACGCGCGCGGCGAGCTGCTGGTCGGCGCGCGGGCCCGGGGTCTCGGCCTGGAGGCGTTCGAGCTCCTCGTGCACCTTGCCGAGCTTGCTCTTGAGCCGTTCGGTCAGGGGGTCGGGGTTCTCGTGCTGCCCGCCGGCCCCGGCCGCCCCGGCGCTGTCCTGCTCGGCCCCTGGCGTCATGCCGCCCTCCTCGGTGTACCTATCGCCAGCGACGATAGCATATCGCCGGCGATAGGTTTCCTGGAAATCCCTACCCGGTGGCGATCACCGCCACCGCGATGGTCCCGACGAACCCCGAGTTCTTCTCCGCGATCTTGAAGCGCTCGTTGGTCTGGACCGGCCACAGCAGCCGGAAGTGACACGGGGCGTCGGACGCGACGTAGATCCGGTGATCGAACAGCTTGGTCACCCCGTCCGCCGCGTAGTGCTCCAGCGAGAGCTGGTTGCTCGCGCTCGGGCTCAGCATGAACTGCAGGCTCCACAGCCCTGCCGGCAGCGGGCCCGTGTCCAGGAGCACGGTGTCCTGCGCGGGGCTGGAGATGGGGCCGGAGGCCTTCTCGATCTTGTTCATGGCCCCCTCCCCTAGCCCATCGCCACGAGGGCGGCGCCGATGACGCCCGTGAGGTTCGACTTGACGGCGATCTTGATCTCCTCGTTGGTGGCCAGCGGCCAGTGCAGCTCGAAGTTGTGCGGGGTGTTCCCGTTCAGGTAGATCCGGTGGTCGAACAGCTTGGTCGTGCCGTCCGCCGCGTAGTGCTCCAGCGACACCTGGGCGTCCGCGCTGGCGCTGAGCATGATCTGGAAGTGCCAGGCGCTCGCGGGCAGTTTGCCCGTGGCCAGGAGCACGGTCTCGGCGACGGGGTTGGTGATGGGACCGGTGGCCTTGACGAATCGGTTCATGGGCGTGTCCTCATGGTGTGGGGGTGGTAGACTGGCGGCCATCCATCGGGAGGCGCCGGGATGCGAACGCTCCTGCTCGGGGTCGTGGTCCTCCTTTCCGTGGGGTGGGGGGCAACACGCGCTGCGGCGGAACCGTTGATCGAAATCTGCGCGGCGGGGTGTATGACCGAGTGGCCGAGGCCGCAGTTGCCTCCGCTGACGCCGGTCCAGAAGAGGGCCATCCAGAAGGGCGCGCCGTCATCAGACGTAAAACCTCCGGTCACGCGCCCGCTCCAGGAGCGGAATGGTCAACTGCGCGAGGGTGATGTTTTCGTTGATCCTCGCCTTGGCTGTGGAGATGAAGAAATTGGCGCCGAGGATGCTTGCAAACCCATCGAGCTGGTTGATGGCGTTGTACGCTAGCGGAATCCGTAGGCTGAGTCTGTCAATGAGGGCCTGCCAGTCTTCGGCCCACTCAGGCGCCCCCAGGGAATCGAGGAATCCCCGCGCCCTGTATTCGGCGTTCGTGATCGTTCTGTAGTCCTCGTTCGCGGTCCTCATGGCCTGGAC